ATGACTAAAGACTATCGCCTTATTGCAATTCGCCGCTTCTGCTCCCGCATTGCTTGCGGTGAACTATCCTACCTCTACGCGCAAGCGTTCTACATTCCCAGAAAATAAAAATGCCGCCATCACTGGCGGCTGTTGATGTCAAAACGCTCTTGTAACCAATAAATGATGTTTGCAAAATTGGCATCAATTATTTTTATTGCTATTCCTATGATAATTGCTCCCGTTATAACTGCGTATAAGTTTAGATGCATTATCATTGCCACGATAAGATATAGCACCCAAATAATTGCTTTGTCTTTTGTATCCATATATATCGTCCTTTCGACCTTTTCTATATTTTACAACTTATTTTAGGTGATGTCAATGAAAAAGCGATTACTTTCCTTACTTCTTGTTTTGGCAGTGGTGTTTTCGTTTTCCCTTTCTGCCTTTGCTACTGATACCGGCATTGATATTATTGATGATCCGCTATCATATTACTTTGAAAATCAGATGTTAGGCGTGCAAAAGGGCACTGGTGTTACTCTTGTTTGTCCTAAATGTGATTATAAGGTTGTTTATACTGGTGGCACATTAGTTACTTGCCCCCATGACGGTGAAGCCTTGGTACTTTCTGACCTTGCAGGTGTTCACGCCGAAAAATTCACCCCGGGCGGTGGCTCCACTTCTGGCGGTGGCATCGGCCGCAAAGACCTGCCGGGTTTTGAAGATGAAAAAGGCACTGCACAAGTTAGCAAAGAGGGAAAGCTAACCTATGTTGTACATCCTCGTTTACATATAAATGATGGTAGTCTTTCTGTGCCTTATCAGAATTTTTATTTGGATGGAGAGTACCATTCAGATACTTGTAAACAAACCGGAAATCATACATCGTCTTGTTGGCACACTCAAATTTCGTTCAATTACAATCAGTACAATTATGATTATATCTGTGTTGATGCTTTACGGCATACTAAAACACGCGCAGTCATGATGTTATTTTGGGAAGTTCAAAATGCTGTTCCCGGCACTTATTATGTCGCGCAAGGTCAGCCCCTATTTCGTCGTCGAAAATCCTTAGGCGCAGATGAAGAGATTTTTTGCACTCCTAAGCAAGTAACTCTAAAGTTACCGTCTGAAAGTGATGCTTATGATAAATATGGGCTGTCTCGGTATCTAGCGTGTTCTCTTAATGGTATTCCAACCTATTCAGCTGCAAAAGGTGAAGATATTAAAGGCCGTGCTTACCGCCTTTTAGTAACATGTGACCCTGATGATAATAAAATCACCTCCGACACTAATATTACAATTACCAATAACACATGGAACGGCAATATTTATGTGGACAACTCCACTAACCTTACTTACATCTACCCTAAATATACCACTGTCAACGAAAAGAACGAAACTGTAGTTAATATTTCTAACACCCCCGTCATTTACAACAAAGAAACCAATAAATACTACACCTACGATTCAGTAACTAACAATTACTACTATATCAATTATGAAGATACCCCGACCCCCTCGCCGTCTCCTACACCTTCGCCCTCGCCTTCTCCTGCACCTTCTCCGTCCCCGTCTCCTGCCCCTACGGAAACACCCTCTCCCGATGTAACACCTACTCCTTCTCCGACCGTGAAACCGAGTACACCCGAAACAGGTGATAAAGGGGAATGCTGTGACCATACCGGCATTATCGCAATTCTTGAAGAAATCCGCGATAAAATGGTTGCGGGCTTTGCTGATTTTACCGCAAATTTCAATACAGTTATTGCAGATTTTAAAACGGTTGTTGTTGCAGGATTCACAGATATTACGAATAATATTACCGCTGTTATAACTGACTTTAAGGCCGCTGTAGTTGCTGGGTTTGCAGATATTTCCGCTAACTCTACTCTTGCAATCGAAAATTTGAATGTGAACATTCAAAACATCATCAACAAAAAGTTTGAGGATTTACCAGAGCCTTCGCCCAGTCCTTCACCTGACCCCGACCAGCCCTCGCCCTCTCCCGAACCTGTTGACCCTATTCTTCCCGAAACGCAAAATTTAATCATTCCGAAGATGAACAGCAACACCTTTACCGATGAACACGGCACATGGGTTGCTTCTGGTTCCTCAAAGTATAGTGATGTGTTCGATTTCTTCCATGCTTTTGACCGTTCGACTTCCGATTTTTGGGAAACAAATGCAAAACCCTCTTACCTGCAAATTGAGATTCCCGACCCCGAAAGCTATTACATTGACGGCTACATTATGCGCATATCTAAATTCAATAACCGTTATGCTAAAGATTGGACGCTGCAAGGCTCTGACGATGGCAATACATGGGATGATTTGGACAAACAAACAGGTCAAAATCTTTCGGATTTGGAGGAACATAAGTACCCCCTTACCCTGCGCAAGGCGTACAAATACTACCGCTTGAATATGTCCAACTACGCAAGCTCTATGTGTTCCCTTAGTCACTTCAATCTTCTGGGCTATGATGCAAAAGATGTTGTAACTCCTACACCTGCACCGACCGAACCGCCCTCGCCTACGCCCTCTCCCAGCCCGGCCCCGACCGGCAAGCCTGACGGCGGCGGAGATACAAATAACTTCTGGAATATATTCTTCGGCGGCGGTTCAGACGATGGCACAGATGGTGACCATAAAGGTATATTCTGGGCGCTGGTTTCCTTGATTCTCGCGCTGATCGCGTTCTTTACCAACCTTTTCGCCGGTGTCGCGTACCTGTTCCCGTTCCTGCCGGAAGGCGTGGTCATGACTATTAACACCTGTCTTTTCGTTGTTTTCCTGTTCGTCATTATCAAATTTATAATGAGGTCTAAATGATGTGGAAAAAACTTTGTATTACGGCCTTCGCCGTTCTCTGCGCCGCGATCGCCGCCGTGCCCTGCGTCTTTGCAGAAGATGTGCCCGCAGAATCTTCCTCAAGCTCTGGCGATTCCTCGGGTTCCTCATTTTTGGGGGATGCTGGCGAATTGCACGATTCAGTCTCCGGCAACTTTTCGGATGGCGTTGACCGGGTTTCCGATACCCTCAAGGATACCCCCGGCGCGCTGACTTTCAATGTAAAAGACCAGTTCCCGAAGTTCATCAAGGCCGCCACTGAATGGATCCCGCTGCCGTACTGGTGGGCATTTGAGTTCGCTATTATTCTTGGCTTTGTTAACGCCCTTTGTCGGCGTATGTCTTAGGAGGTGCAACATGGAATCCTTTGTTGAGGTCATGACCGTTATCTTGAACGGTTTCAACCAGCCGTTTACCGTCTACGGCTTTACCCTGTCGTTCTATGACATCTGGCTGTGGTCAATCGTGGGCGCTATCGCCGCCGCATTTATCGGAGGTATGCTGTCGTAATGGATAACTTTAATAAAGTCTGTGGCGCTGTTATCCTGCTTCTGGTGCTGCTCTCCGCCGTTTTCACGCTCAATACTCACGCAGAGGAATACACCCCGCCCGCCGAGGAATCAGCGCAGGAAGAGCCGCACGAGACTGTGCAGGTGCAGGGCGTGCAGACATATGATCCAACTTTGTATGAAAAGCTGGACGCACTTCAGGAATCCCTCAATACATTGATTGATATAATGACTCCTGCCGAGACCGGCACGGAAGATGCACAGTCCGGCGAACTAGTGCAGGATTACACGGCTCAGCTGGAGACGATCTCCGGCCAACTTGTAGACCTGCGGACAGCTGCAGAAATGGCTACCGCCGAGACGGCCCAGCCCGCCGCGTTTGAAAAGCCTTTTACAGATTACAGCGTCGAAGAAGTGCTTTTGTTGGTTCTGGCCGCCGTGGTTGTGGGTGCAATCTTAGTCGGTCTGGTTCGTGGCTTTTAAGTAAAAGGCGGCAAGCGCGTGTTGGGGCGCGGGGGCTTTTGCCCCCGCCCCGCGCGCGCCTTGCCGGACAAGTGAGGTATAAAACATGGTACAGATATTTTATGACCTGCTGGCGTTCTTCGGCATTACTGCGAACGCCCCGCAGAATCTCTCCGAGTTCTTCCCTTGGTTTTTGGCTATCCTTGTAGGTTTTGCGCTGTTCCTCTTTGTATTTGGCATTATTAAGGATTTCACCCACACATTCGCGCGTGGGGGTCGCTTCTGATGAACGGTTATTGTGTTCTCGCTCTCGTTGCAGCCCTCATTACGCTGGGTGTCTCCCGCATTGCCCGGCAAATTACCTTCCATCCATTTCAGACCGGCTACAATGCCATAAAGGACCTCTATTATTACCAGCTTCATCGGGGCTGGCATAACTGCCCTGTGGGTGCGCTGGACATCTACTGCGGCTACTTCGGCTCCGGCAAAACACTTTCATTGGTACATAAAGTCGTGGGCCTGTATAACCATTACAACGACAAAGTAGTTTGGTGCCCTCGCCGCAAGAAATTTGTTGTTCAGAAAATCAGTATTCTTTCCAATGTAGATCTGTCAGTACCGTATACAAAGCTGGAAAGCCTCGCACAGGTCGTAAAGGCTAGCAAGACAACGACTGCCATTGATGATGCAGAGGACACTCTGACCGTCACCATCGTGGCCATGGATGAACTTTCCGTTCAGATGAACTCGCGCAGCTTTAAGGATAACTTCAATGCCTACTTCCTCAATACGCTGCTTTGCTGCCGGCACTATCACATCAGCTTTTATGGCTCTGCACAGCGTTTCCAGCATGTTGACAAGCTGCTCCGGGATGTTACCCATACCGTCATTCAGTGTAATAAGGTCTGGCGCTTTCAGCTCTGGGCCAGCTATGACGCATGGGAGATGGAGAACGCCACAAATGCCGAGATGATCAAACCTCTTCGGCGTGGCCTGTGGTTCGTCCTCGACCGTGATTATAACGCATATGACACATTGGCCGTAGTCGATAACCTACAAAAGAAATTTGAAGAGGGCGATATTCTCACAGAATCCGAGATCATCAGCAATCAGGCTCCGGCCGGGCCGCTGGGCCTTGAGGTTGCAAGTAGGCCCACAAAGAAAGCCCGGCGCCGTATGTCCGGGCAAATTAAGAGGTGATCTGTATGACCGAAGAAGAAGTGTATAAATTGGCCCGCAATGCCGCTGTAGTTGGCCTGTCCTTGTCTGACAATGTCAAAGGCATCCCCCTTGTAGCACAAAGAGTGGAATACCTTGAATCCTGCCTTGTATATCTGAACGAAACCATAAAAGAAAGGTGGCCCGAAGATGAAACAGGTTTGCCGGATGGACAAAACGAATAAGCGTCCTTACTGCCTGCGCAAGCCCTGCAGTTACTTTGCAGACGGTTCGTGTTCCGGGCCCGTTGTGGCCATAACCAATTACTATAGCCGTTCAAACTGCCCGGACGAACCATGCTCGGGCGGTCTGCCACTCTGCGGCCAGCACCCAGAGTGCGCCTATTGCCGTGAAAATGTAAGCTGTATATAATTTTAGCCGTTGCTGTCCCTCGGGGCCTGCAGCGGCTTTTTGTTTGTGAGGTGTATTATGTATACTGAACAGCGCCCTAAAGGGCTGCCATTGACAGAGAATGAGCGTAACCTAATAGCCTACCTGCTCAAGAAGGGCTATAACCAGACTGCCATTGCAAAAGAACTGGGTGTTTGGCCGTCCACGATCTGCCGGGAAATCAAGCGCGGTCAAGTTGAGCAACTTAACGGTTCGACATGGGAATACTACTCTATCTACAGCCCCCAGAAGGCACAAGGCCGCGCCGAGTATATGCGAACAGCCCACGGCCCCGATCTGAAGGTATCGAACCGGTTTGACTACCTCGCCGCACTGGAATCTTGGATGTTGTCTGGATCCAGCCCAGAGGATGCAATACATCAGGTCGGCAACGATTACGGTATAACCATAAGCAAGACCACCTGCTATAGATATATTGAGATGAAACTGTTCTCAACCCTGAGGTTCAAACACCTGCCGCAGGGCCACCCAAAGACCGGCAAGAGCGGCCACTCGCATAGCAATGTGTCACACCCCGGCCACCGGAGTATTGAGCGCCGCGCAAAGGAAGTGCAAACCCGTGAGAGCGTTGGCCATTGGGAGATTGACAGTGTCATAGGCAAGGCCAGCGGCCAGAGCGAAAGCCTGCTGGTGATCTCCGAGCGAAAGACCCGCGCAGAAATCATCCTCAAGGCCGAGAGCAAGACCTCTGCAGAAACCGTGCGCCAGCTTCGGCGCCTTCGCCGGTACTTCGGCAGTGATTGGAAGTTGATATTCCACACTCTTACTTCCGACAACGGCTCCGAGTTTGCCGATCAGGCCGCTATAGACGGCCTGGGCGTGACTATGTTCTATTGCCACCCGCAAAGCCCCCACGAGCGCGGCACGAACGAGGTCAATAACAAGCTGATTCGCCGCAAGTTTCCGAAGGGCCAGAGCCTTTCCCGCGTCACGCAGACGCAGGCCACGCAGGTACAGCACTGGGTGAATAACTACTCTCGCCCCATGTTCGGCGGCAGCAGTGCCGCCGACATGCTCAAGGCCGAGTTTGAGAAGCTGCCCTTGAATGACCGCGCAAAGGTGTACCGCTTCTTCGGTCTGACCTAAGCAGCCAGTTTGCGGGCAGTCGGGCACACCGAGCCGCCCTGCGCACCGCAGTGCGCATCCTAACGCCGTGTCCCGGCGTTAGGATATTGCGGACGGTGCGCCGCGCCCGTTCACCAAAGCGCGGGCCCATCTTTTAATTGCCGCGCTCGGCGCAAACTAAACCGCAACCGCCTGTTTCCCCGGCGCAGTAACGCCGCAAATAGCGCTTTTCAGCCCGCCACATAGTGACGGGCTAAAGGTGTTGCATAAACCAAAATACCCGGCACAGAGCCGCTCACAAGCGCACCCTGTACCGGGTCATTAACTGTCAAAAGCAACAAATGTCTATTGACACATTTTTGAAATCCGTTCAATTTTGCCGCGAACCCTTGACAGTAGCATTTTTGTACCTTTTGACGAAATTCAGAAATAAATTTTAGGCACTCTCCCGCCGGGCACGGCCCTGCCGCAAAAGAGGCTTTTTTTGCTCTGTCCAAACGCCGTATTTGCCCGCCGCCGCAGGTTAAGGCAAGAAAAAATGCGTCCCACCGCCAAGTGGGACGCATTTCAAATCGCGCATATACAGTTGTATAAATATTACTCTTTTTCCCAACGCATCCGCCGGGAAAACGCGGCAGCGGCGGCAAAAGCGGCAGCTGAAAAAATTTCAAGCAGTATAAAAATGCCATGCACACCAAAAAGCATTTGTGCGCCATTTGCAAACACAGCGCTCCCCTGCCCTGCCGCTGCCAGCACGGCGAACAGCGCGCACACCCGCGTGAGAGTGGGCAATTTCTGCGCGGTCTGCTCATAGATATAGGCCCGCATCGGGTCGCCGCCGCGCGTCAGGCGCACCAGCACGACCACTGCGTACAGCGCCGTTATAAGCGCCGCCATATAGGGCAGCAGCAGCCAGACCGGGGCATGGGCCGTAGCACCGGGCAGCACGCCCGCGCCCACCGCAAGCGCCGCACCGCCGCCGCAGCACAGCCACAGCACGGCCAGCGCCCTGCCGCGGGAGGGCGTCCCCGCATAGCGGTAAAGTGCGCCGCGGTACTGGTAGTTGCCGTTCAGATCCTTTTCAAAATCATCGAGGTAGGCGTGCTTATTTTTGCGCCCCGCCAT